TTCTAATCTTAAAAGTTCATCTTCTATTAGTTCTGCATTAAATCTTTTTCTTTCAATACTTAAATTAGATTCACTTTCTGCTTTAGTGTTTGTTAATTCTATCTGTTCTCTACTTAGTGCTAGATCATTTGACTTTTGCTCTGACCTTAAACCTTCAATTTGTGCCTCTACTCCTGCGAGTTCTTTTAGTGCCTCTATTTGTGCAACTTTAAATTCTATATTTTCAGAATCTTTTTTAAGGTTTGCATTTGCAATTGCTAATTGTTTCTTCGCTTGTGAAAGCATTGCTTGTTCAGCATTGTTTACTGCAATTAATAATTCATCATTTGCCTTCTTACGTTCCGCTAAAGTGTTTCTTTCTTCATCTCTTATTTGCCTTAACTTCTCTGCTTGTCTATCAAACTTTTCAAACAATAAGCCTTGCATTGCTCCCGCTATTTCAGCAGACTTTTGTAATTCTGTATTCGCTTTTGCAGTTTTTATAGCAGTACTTATACTAATCTTACCAACTTCTTCAACTACACCTTTAGCTATGTTTGTAGTTTCAGTTATTGCTTCTCCAAAATTATCCACAATACTTTTACCAGCTCCAACAAACTCATTTGAAACTTCAACAATAGCACCTTTTGTTTCTAAAATATCTAATGTTAAATTTTTAATTGTTTGTGGATTTTTATCTCCTAAAAAACTTTTTTCCCAACCTAATTGTGCCTCTTGAATGGCTAATTTAATTGCATAGAAACTTAACTTTAAAGGAGTAATTGCAACGGTTAAAAGTCCACTCATTACTTTACCAAGTGCATCAAAGTTTTCTGAACTCTTTGCAACTGATTTATAAACATTTGTAAAAGCAGTTACCATTTGACCAACTACAATAGAAGCAGTTTCAAAAGCAACGCTAAAAAAATCAACCGCCTTTTGGTTTTGTTCGAACAAATCTTTTAACGTTCCTAAAGCACTAATAATTAAACCAAGTCCAATTGCCTTTAATCCTGTACCGACTGCTTTTACTCCTTTCGCAACTCCTTTAGAAGCAGATTCAACACCCTTTAAGGAATTTGTTGTTGCCTTGTTAGAATCAGAAACTTCTTTTCCTAATTCTTCAACACTCTTTGCAACTCCATCAATACCTTTTAATGCTTTGTCTGTTTTAGCTTCTAACTCAACTATTATTTTTTCCATTGTAATTCCTGTTTTTGTCTTGTAAATACTTCTTTAAAACTATCTGGAAACTTATTTTTTCCTTTGGCTAATTGAACAATGTCTGCTTTACAATCTGTATTTTTTAATAAATCTAATATCTCTTTTATCATAGGTCGTTTAATAATTCTATTTCAGATTTTCCGTTTTTAAAATTTGTTTTAATAGAATTTATTTTATACTGTTGATTGTTTATAATAAATCTATCTGATAAATTATAATTTAATAATATTCTCATAGGTAAATACGCAGTTACTTTTGTTATTCTGTTTGACTCTTTAAAAACATCTGCTATATAATTACTGTGATAATCTTGGAATAAAGTATTAGGATTTGAAAGACCAGTCCACTCATCAACTTCTGCATCAAAATTAATTGAAGGTTGATTTGCAAATAATGCAACATTCATATTAGAATTAGAAGGAGCAATGTAAGTTGAAATGGATTTTTTATTTATCGATACATTGTTTATATCAACTGAATCAATAAACGAAATAGTTGCAGTTTTTAAATTGGTATAAAATATAACTGGTTTACCTATAAAACTTTCTTTGTTATCATCTACCGACCAACCCCATTGAATATTAGTTGGAGGATTTGGGTTTTCCACATCTATAATTCTTTCAAACTTAAAGTGTTCAAAAGATGATGAGTAATCATAAATATCTCCAGAAAATTCTATACCAGTATTTCCTTGGTTGTATTCTATTTGTCCCCACTCTTGGTTAAATAATTGTTCGTGTTGTTTTGCTAAAAAAGTTCCTAACCCTTTATAGCCAAAATTAATTCGTCTAAATGGTAAAGCTACATTTGATTGGCTTTTAGAAACATCTAAATATTTTGTAATGTCATAACTATTTCCAGAACTATAAAATTCATCTAAGGTTTTAACAACTACAATATCATTCTCTAAATAAGCAACTAAATTAAACATCTTAAAAATTTCTGTTAGAAAACTTAAAACACCCATTTTAGGTAACTGTTGCGTAATTACTAAGCCAAACTCTGTTGTTTTTATAAAATTTGAAAGAATATAAAGAGTTGCTCCAAAAAATGCATTATTATTTCTCCAAGTAATGCTAGTGAAATTTATAGATTTTGTAGATGTTATTTCAATGTAATATTGTGCATTTAATGAATTAGTACTTGGTAATTGAAAAAATCCTTGTCCATTAATAGAACCAGAACTATGAATAAGTGCTGCTGGTAAAGATGGATTTGGATAATTCGTTTCAATTACAAAAACTTGGAAACTATAAGTTTCTGCGGAAGTTGTTTCAAGAGTAACACTATTTGTATCGGCAGCAACGGTTCCCCTACCATATAAATTATTTATCATAAATGATCCACCTCCAGTTCCAGAAACGTCTGCCCAACCCTCCGGTATTTCTGTTGTGTTTAATTCTTGACCTCCATTTGTAGCCTGTCCTTTAATTCTATGCAACCACATAGACAAATCATTAAAAGCATTGTTACCAGAATTATTAAAAAAGTCATTACTAAATGTTATACCATAACCTCCCTCTGAAATTGGTCTTTGAATAGCATCGATTATAATCTGTAATCTTAAAGAATACTTTAATTCATTCCATTTTACTCCTTGTTTTTCAGATGAAGTACTATAATAAAGATTTCCGCTATCTGCTAAATTTTGTGATGTGTTATAATACAACCTTTGCGTGTGTGTTACTAAAGGTACTTGTATAGGCTTTGAATATGTAACCCCACCGATTGTTTTATTTCGTTCATTAGTTAAGTAATCTTCTACATTTAGTTCATTGTAACTTATACTGTCTCCGTTCTCTTTTGTATTAAAATTATTTAACCATCTAAGGTCTGTAAGTTGGTCATCTCCAATCAAATTTTTAAGAGATAAAGTATTCCCAAAGAATGTAATTCTATATGTATGTGGATTGTTGTCTACTAAGTCAACACCTTCTAATTTTATAAATCCTTCTCGCCATGTTAGCGAATTTAATTCTATTATAGCAGAAGTTCTTATTCTAGCATCATACCCATTTACAATACTATAATTATAGTAATGCTTAAAAACTTTATTATTCTCTTTATCTGCTGGAACGCTAAAGCTTCTAGAAAATTGAGTAAACACTTTTGAAACATCTTTTACATTTTTTATGGTATCTGTAACCGTTACACTTTCATCTTTAAAAAGAGTTACTCTTTGCCCTTCTATGTATAATTCTATATTTTGCATTTATCGTATATTATTAATTACGTTAAATGAATTATCAAAGTCTATTGTATATTCTACAAGTTTATCATTTAATGAAGTCTTATAAGTAATGTTACTTGTTTTTACATTTATAGGTAACACTTGTACATCTGTATCAGTAACATTTGTAATCCAAACCTTTTCTGATAGCATCAGTTGTTTAAATACTTCATTGTATTCTTCACTTAAATAACCACTACTTAAAGAAATGCTTTCATTACCTACAACATTAAATTCTCTATTAACATGGCTGCTTATACTGTATGAATCATATTGATTTCTTGTATTAGCTTTATAAGATTCCTTTTTAACAGTCATCTTTTCAACTGATTTTTTAAAGAAAAACATATCTTGCAACACTCCAAACTTACTTATAAAAGTTACTTTCTTTGGTTCGTATTTACCTTCATCTAATGTGATAACCTTTATGGTTTCAATACCATTTGAATCTGATACTCTTATTGTATCAACTTCGCCAATCTGAAATTCACATAAAAAATCTTGTAAACATTTACTATCTTCAAAAATTGCGTTATTTTTTAAAACCCTACTTTTAAAAGAATCATAATTGCCTGTAATACCATCAATAGAAATGTATTTTATTTGCGTAGAACTTTCAGTAGTACTTGATAGTGTTTGTGATGATACTATTTTACCATCTTTTATGAATATTACGGTTGGATTGTTAAGCGTGTGTATTGGTATTCTAAAAACATTATCTGCTAAAACAAACATTTCTCTATTACTCATTAGTAAAGATTTGTTTGCTATGTTAAAAGATTCGTTTTCTTGAAAATAAGAGTAACTATCTAAAGCAGATTCTATACTTGAATTAATAGTGGTTATTAATACATTAGAAGAATTATAAACCTTTATTGTTGACTTATACCAAACTGATTGTCCGTTATAATTTCCATCAAATATTGTATCTATATAATCTCTTATAAGTTCTGAAACCTCATAACTTACCAAAGTACTTCCGCTTATTGCATATTTCTTTAAACTGTATTTAGGTGTTGTGGTTGCGGTGTTAGAACCCTCCCAGATATAAATATCTAAAGTAGTGTAAGATGTATTTGCTATTGAAGTACTTACGTATCTTGGACTTCGTGTATTAATTGCCATTCCTTATACTGTTTTTTATTAATGCTTCAACATCTAATCTAAATGCTTTCACAATGTCTTTATCTAAATTATTAAACGCTTTCTTAAATGGTTTGGTAAAGAACATACTTGCTTTTACTCCTTTCTCAAATACACTTCTTGCAATCATAAACTGCAATGATTTTCTACTTATAAATTGTCCTTTCTTATCTCTTATCCCTTTGAGTCCTTTTCTTACAATCCATTTATCAAACGCTTTTGGAGGTGGCATACCTTTTAAACCATTCTTTCCCCCTTTGGATTTATAACTAAAAGGAGTGTCTTTATTTTCTACGTAATTAGATTTAGTTCCTTTTACTCCTTTATCTTGAAACACTCCGTACTCCTCCATTAAGAAAGTTAATTCAAAGCTATTTTTACTAACCTTTACATTTGAATCTAAACTGTTATAGAGTTCTTTAGAACTGTTCTTTTTGCCTTTGGTTAAGTTAGTTCTTGACTGCTGAATCACATACTTTGCAAATCTGTTTAGCTCCTCTTGTACATTCTTTAACATATTGAAATATCATTTGGTACTATCACATCAAAAGATAATGCCCATCCAGCCATCTCATTCTCAAACCTATCATAGAAAGGCTCAAAACTTGGAGATCCATCTAACTGATATAAGTCTTGATGTAACGTGCCACCCCTTAAAACTTGCACCAACTTATTTAATACTGCTAATTGTGTGTTAAGAATATCTTGTTCGTTGTTATTCCCTATGAATATATCTATTACTTCTTCTTTTGAAACGTTTACCACATCCATTGCTAAAACAGATAAACTAAAACGTAAGATATTATCTTCGTTACCTACATTGCTAACTATGATATGTGATAAAGGAAACATTGTTTGCTTAGATAAATCTATTCTTGTGATGTCTCCAGTTGTAACATTTTTCACATTTACATCAGCCAACAGTTGGTCTTTTATTACTTGTGTAACTTGATAAAATCCTTTCATTTTAAAACTTACTTTTTATTTGTTGTGCTTCTATCTCCGCCTTCTCTTTCATAAATGATAGCATAGTAAAGCATTGATGTATATTTAATTTAGTGATATCTTCAAATCGTTCAATACACCCGTTAGCGAGAGCATAAATTGAGGTATACCATCCATATCGCTGATTGAAGTGAGCTGACTTTGAATACCCTCCATCTCCTGTGGATTGTTGGAATAAAGAACTATATGCTTCGATAACTCTATCCCTAAATTGTAGAAAAAAAAAACTGAACCGATTGCAGCACCTAAAGGCATATCTTTCATTGCCTCTGGATTCTTTACATCATACTCTTCAATGTTATATTTACCTAACTTACTTGTTTTGATTGGTCTGTATAATACATTCATTGCTAGGTGCATCTGTTCCCAACTTGAAACATTGTTATCCAAATCAATGTACTCTCCTAAAGACATTTCATCTAAGTCTGGAATAAAACCATACTCTATTCCGTTCATTTGAAAACGTTCTGTATGTTTAGGTGTTTGATTAATTAGTTCACTTAAAATATCTACAATAGCAGAGGCACTAGACATCTTTAATTTGTAGCTATCAGATAAAGGAATACCGCAAAAGATTTCAATCATCTTTGCATCTAAAAAATTACCATCAGAATTGTTTTCAGCTATCTTTAAATATTTTTGATACTGTCCTAATGTTACTTCGTTAAGTGATGTTGGTACGTTTATTTCTATCTTCATAAATCATTTGATTTTCCCTTAGTTGTATAATGAGAAAAACAAGTTATTTTATGAAATAAGCCTTACAATTTTCATAAGCCTTTGTAAGAAGTAAGTAATGGTTGGGTTTTGAAGGTTTGGCAATTCTAATTTGTTTGCCTGTTCTGTGATGAATGAAGCACTCTACTACTGCTATCATTTCTCTATTATCCATTACCTAATAAAGTATTTACCAGCGTTAGGACTTTTTAACTGAGAAGAAATTGCATAACGTGCTGCATCAATACAATGATTAAAAGCATCAATAGGTTTGTTGATAGTATTCCCTTCTCTGTCTTTCATCCAAGTATAAGACTGTAACTCTTTTATAAGGTTCTTACTTCTACTTGTTACAAAGATTTTGTTTTGATTGATTAGGTTAATACCATACACAATTGAGTCTTTTCCTTTTGTACAGGGTAGTATTTTATGTCTGTATGTTCTTAGTTCAGCAATTGATTTAGGTTCTGCACTATCAGCATATATTACACCCTCTATATTGTTTGAAGTTAATAGATTTGAGATGTCTATGTTTAGGAGTTTCTTTTGATAGATTACTTCATCGAAGATATACCCATCGTTATATTTATACAAACCTATCAAAGTTGTTGGATCGTTACTATATCCAAAGTCCATTCCGTAACATAGTAACCTTGCTTCTTCTGGAAGTTCTTTTATCTCTTTCCAATCTGTAATACAAACACCATCTAAAGAACCTATCTGACCAAGTCCATATACTTGCCACCAATTACTCCAATAGGTAGAGTCTTTTGCTTTATCTCTAGCAGCTTCTATATCTTGAACTATTGTATCTGGTAATGCTTCATTGTCTAAATAGGTAAGTGTTATAAAGTCTGCATCTGATTTTCCAGCTACCTCTTTATGTGCCCAGAAGTTTGCAGTCGGATTGAAGTCAATCCATATATCTCCAGAAGTTCTTATTGATAATTGGTTGTATGCTTCAAAGGGTACATTGTTTGCTTCATTCACATACAATACATTCCTTCTAGCTCCTCTTAATTTGTCTGGTTGTTCTACTGAGAAGAACTCAATATAAGAACCATTGGTAAAAGTATAAGTTAAAGATGATCTATTCCATTGGCTATCTTTAAACCTATTGGTTAGCATCATAATCTTTAAGAAGTCTCTAATACATCCCCTTCTTAAATGTGGTATAGACTCAGATACTACACTTGTTTCTAGCATAGGAGTTCTTATACATCTATCTATTAATATAGGGAGTATCCCAAATGTTTTTCCCGCCGATGTTCCTCCTTGGATGACTTTTTTTCGCTTTTTTAAAGCATGAAGTTTTCTAATTGCAGTTGTTGTTTGAAACATCTACAAATCAAATAAAGGTTGCTCTGCGTTAATAGTTATATCTTTTGTCTCTTTTGGTTTACCAGCATAATAGTTATAGAACATTTGAACATATTTAAAGTCTCCATCTTCTACTCCTTTCTCTAATGCTTTAAATGCTTTTGGTTCTAACGGAGATAATCTTTCAATCATCTTTACTTCCTCTGATTTAGATGGCCTTCCTCCCTTATTTCCTACCGTTCCTTTGTTCTTTTCTCTCTTGTCCATAATCAGTTTAAATCAGTTAACTAATTATATAATAAGAAAAGCCATAGATTTTATTTTATTTCTTCCTTTTTTTCTTCAACGGTCATATTAATAGCAGTAACAATTGCTTCGATTTCTAATGCTAATTTGTAACACATCTTTTCTAGTAGTGCTATTCTTTCATTTACTGTGTATTTCTTTTGCTTCATATTTATTTTATTTTAATCCTTAACTCAGATTCAGTAACACTAAAGAAGAATACACCTATTTATTTAAACTCTTTATTGTTGTGCCTTCTCTCTAAGCTAAGGATTTGTTAATTCTTTTTTTAATTTCTCTATGTATAATGTAGCATCCATCAACTCTTCTTGCAGATGTTGTAGCCATTCTAAGGAACTTAAATCGT